CGATCTGTAGCACCCGCCGAGGGGCACAATCTGCCAACGATATTTTGCTGCCGGACTTGAGCCACGCTTAAACCGTTTCGTAAACGCCTTGAATGCGGATCTGGTGATTGCCCGCAGTCGAATTAAGGTTCGCTACTGTATTGTGGGTGACGAAAAGCACAAAAGCAGGAGGGCACGTACCACCAAACAAATCGCGAATCGATACGCATGAAAAATGGTAATCCCGATCGTTTGTCGCATCGGTTGCCATCTCAGCAACAAGCCTGCATATTGAGTTTTTGTGGTTGGCTGATGTGATCGTCTCAGCCGATGCCGTACCATCAAAAACATCGGGCCAAGTCGTTCCATCCCAGGATGCAACAGCCCATACTTGAATCGATTTAGCCGTTGTTGGGCTTGTCCCTGTGCGAATCTTTCCGCTGATTAGGTAGTCGAGGTACTTGTTGGCCAGGTTGCTGATTGAATTTGATTCTGCCCCAGCTAGCAAATTTGCGTCATGCGCAAGACCGGCAAGCGTAATGGTCGCGTCTGTTGCTGCCGGGTAAGCTAAAAGAATATCGGCCATTCTAAACCCCCATTATTTTTCTGGCGTTGCGGATCAACCCTACGCCGAGCTCCGGCAAGCCTACCGATTCAGTCCACTTGATTGTTTTCCATCTGAGAGCTTTGAGTCGATCTACTTGATCGCTTGAAGCCATGTTGGTCAAAATAAGTCCATGCATCGTCGCAATTGCGGAAGGCTTGTCTAGGTCAACGTTCTGCACTCTTGGGTCGTCAATCCATCCCCGAATGTTTATACAGAGCTTCCTAATTTGAGTGTCCGAAGACGAACAACCTTCAATAATTGCGGAATAAAGGTTCTCGTCGAACGACCATTCCTTTATTTTTAATGCAGAAGCTATTTGCTTGACTTGCACTGTTATAGCGTTGATCGCATCAGCAGCCGCTTGATCGTCCAAGTTTACGTGCTGGGCTTCGTTAAGTTTTTCAATCAACGGTTCCATGATTCTTTCTCGGTGGAATCCAAAAAACTGCAAGCACGAAAAACTCAAGTCCACGCCAAAACGAAACAGCATCAAGCACCGGATTGAGGACCGGAGTCATCACGCAATACCGAACATGAAAAGGGTTTCGATGATGGACAGAATGATGCTTTGGGCTTTGAAACACGCAAAGACGCTGCATCCAAACAACCAACCAGCCGTTCCTCCCTTTGCTGTGCGCGAGTGCGTGAATCTGATTTGCTTGGGACAAAAACAGCATAGTCAGCCATCCGTCGCGCAATGGCCCGAAAGCCAAACAGATCAGCATCGCAGCAAGGCTTGGAACGATTGTGGTGTAGTTCCTCTCCCAGTACGAGCCCTTCAAAAAAGCGTACTGGTCTGCATGGTGGAGCTGGTTCGGCCCGCCGATCAGCCGACCGAGAAACGAGTCGCTTTGCGTGAGGTAGGTATCTTCCCACCAATGAAACAGCCCTGCAATGAAGTCAGCAGCCAGCCAAGAAACAGCGATGAAAACAATCCATCCAAGCATCGAGGCTATCTCCTAGAAAGTTGCTCAGCATACTCGAACGACAGCGATCCTACGCACGTATAGCACCGGTCCCCGACACAGATCTGAAACGTTGGAGCCTGGGCGTAGGAATGCTGCGTATAGTCGCACTCTGCGACCGTCCATCCTGCATCCGAAAATCGTTTTGAATTTGCCAACCAAGTCTTGCACGGTTCGCAATTTGGACGTGTAAAAACAATGATCTCTTTTTTGATCGCAACTTCCAAGCTTGCTTGAGGCTCGGACTGCTTTTTAGCGTTGGCCGAACGCTCTGCAAGCATCTGCTGATAGGCTTCAGTAAGTTCTGCGACGATCTTGTCAGTCGGATCTACGTCCTGATTCTTGGAAACGTTTCCAAGCTTTGATTGACCAATCCCAATGAAAACACCGAGAATCAGCCCAAGAGCGATGCCGATTGCAAACTCAGGAAAGCCAAAACTCTTCGGTTGCATTATTGAATTTCTCGGAAATGAAGTTGGAACGTGATCGCACCGGTTTGTGCCGTTGCAGCCTTTAGGCGGATCATTGCTTTGTACCCTCTAGCCGAAGCTAGGAAAAGGTTAGAGTTGACCGGGACATAGGCCTTCGTTGCCCCGAGTAGCGTTGTGTGATGAGTCGTAGAATCTACGGCATGAACCCTCAGCCAGTTTGTTCCGTCAAACTGAACTTGATACCCAACGTTCGCTCCGTCAAACCCGTCCTCGTTCGTCGAGATTGCACACAGGCTTTGGCCCTCGGGGATATCAACAGAGTTGCTTTCGGTTTGACCGTCTGGAATTGTAACAGAAACAACATTTATTCTACTCATGAATACACCTGTGATTCGATTTCCCAAGAGCCGTCTTCGTCGTCTATCGCAGCTTGAACGTCAGCCTCGCGCAAGATCGCTTCGTCGAGCATTTTTAACTCATCGAGAAGCGACTTCCGGAACCCAACGTGATCGACCGAAGTGCCACCGTCAGCCGTCATTGCATTCGGCTTGCCACCGATCGAAGTAATCGACATAGAGGCAAGCGTTGCTGCAACCGTCGCTCGTCGTGCTTTCAGATCCGTAAGTACGCTCATGCTGCCCTCGTTGCCCTATCCTAAACCGCAACTGCTCACTTTAGTAGTTGAGACGTTTCCGTTCGTCGGCCTCCAGCAACGTCTGCTCTTCTTCGGTCAGCAGGCCCCCTCTCCCAGCCTTCGCTCGAATCCCTGCAAGCTTAAGCGCAGCAGCACGATCAGCCGCCTTTCTTGGGTCCAGGCATTTCACCTTGAGCGGGTACTTGTTCACATCAAGTTGCTTCCCTGGCTTTTCAGGATCCGAAGTGGTCAAGACGTACCAGCGAACCGCTTCCGACTCGTCGCAACACGAGATTTGCTTCGTTTCAAGCGTGCTGCCTACCTTTGCTCCACTGACCTCGAACAGATACCCTTCGCCGACTGTCACAGCCTCAGAAGGTCGGATCGGTCGGATAGCACCTGAGTCTTTTTGAGCGGCTAGGGAGTCTTCCCGGGCCTGCACGGCCTCTTCCCTAGCCCTTAACGCTGCTTCGGCCTGCTCAAGCTTTGCCAATCGATCTTCGATAGAAGGTTCTTGATTTTGGGGTTTCTTGTCCGACATACGCTCTTGCTCCTGAGTAGTTAAAAAAACGGTACGTCACTAATTCTAGCTGGGTTTTTTCTAGACGCTATAGGCATGAAAAAAGCCGCCCAGTGTTACCCAGGCGGCTTCCGACCCGTCCCTTCCAACTGCCCACTCCAAGTGGATTAAGTGCATCGGCACATCTTGAGTCGATCGCGAACGCCGGCTGCGCCACGCTCCGAGGTCTTGTACCGAACGACAATGTCCCGGGTGAATCCGACTTCGGAATTCTCTCCGGCTTGGGTCACCGTCAACGGCCAGTTCTGCATGTAGACGAACGCTTCACGAGGTCGACCGGCAAACCAAGTCGTATCGTTGGTCGTCTTTTGGCGAACGTAGGGGCTTGTCAAAACCCTCGCGTTCACGTTGACCGAATTCCCAGGAACATACGTTTGTGTGTTCCCGCTGTTCGTTCCGCTTCGAGTTTGGCTTGCTGTCATGATCCGGCCTGCAAGGGTGCTCAATGCCTTGGGGACCAAGATCGTATCGAGCTCGATCGAAATCGGTTCGCCAGTGATCGGGTCGCTCATCGTGTTGAACTTCTGTTCGACCGTATCGATCGAGGTAAAGTCAGCAAGAGTGTTTGAGACCGTGTTTTCGCTTTGGTACGTTGCCACCGCAGCAGCACCGTTTCGGCGATAGATCGTTACGATCCCGCATACCACATCGAAAATCCGCTTTTCTTTCGAAACGCGAACTCGCTCTCCGGTCTTACCGCATTCGCTCATCAGCACCCCGGTACGATCGAAAAAGATCGCTTCGCGGGTCACGTCTAAAATCAGACCACGCTTGATCGTCTCAGGCGTGTCGATGTACTCTTCCCCGAAGATTGCGTTCGGGTATTCCGCACCCTCAGCAACGATATCAACGTCATCTCCGAGCCGTCCCACACCAGGAATCCGCTCACCGGAGAACACAGTCGAAATCGTTTCGACCAGTTGGTCCCCGATATACTCCGGTGCGTTGTAGCCGTTCAGAGTCGCCGTGTAGGTGATCTGGCCGAGGATGTTCGCAAACTGGGAAGTGTCGACAAGTTCCGCAGACTCCAGGATTTGGAATCCACCTGAAGTCACTGGCGAAAGCATCGCTACCGCCTCGCGGCCATCCGGAACAAATTGCTCGAAAAGCTCGCGGACCGAATATCGATCAGCAAGGGACGCTTGATCCTGTTCGAGCGATTGTCGGAAATCCTCCATGAATCGCTGGACGTTCTTGTCTCGGATCGAAGCCTCGTAAAGCCGTCGCAGATTCTGGTGACGGTTTGTTTTCGCGTTTCGCATGTTTCTTTTCAATTCTCTTAGAGAAAACTTACCGCCGCCCCCACGATAGGAGCAACTTGTTTCGAAGGGTTAAACCGATTGATTGCAGGAAAACAAGTCAGCCTTTAAAGTCTGTTGAGCTGCCGTCCCGTTCTTTACACCGAGGCCAGCCGAGATTTCAGTCGCGTTGGCATAGGTCCGATCGAGCATCTTGTAGACGTTCACTCCGTTGACACGGAACGCAACGTCAACAAGCGTCGAAGTTTTCGGAACGATATCAATTTCCAGAAACTGGAAGTCAGCACTTGCAGCCAAGTACGCAAGCTTGTTCAGCGTGTTGGTGGCCGTCAGTTCTGCGATCGTCTGAGTGGTTCCGTCCGAGTAGATTACGAACAGGCTTGTGCTTCCGTCCTTCGCGAAGAACCCAGCCCCCGAGAAGTCTGCTTTTGGCCCCGCGCCGTCATCCCTCAGAGCGTTTGCAGTCATCAAGTTCATCAGACCGACGAACACATTCGCTGCGTTCGTTGCTGCTTGTGCAAACTGAGTCCGAGCCGCAAGTGCGATCGGCTTCCCGGCCAGGATTTTGAAGATTTCTTTGGTCGCAACGTATGCTTCGTCGTTGTCGGCAACGGTTCCGTCCGAGGGGGACAGCGTGACTACGCCGCCGACTTCATCGCCGACCGCAGCCGTTCCCGAGTCGGTCAGGGTCGAAGTCCAAATCGCAGAGTTCAGCCCTGCAAAGTGATCGACCACGCCGAACGTTCGCGGTGCTTTCAGAGCTGCATCTGGCTCAAGTAAACCCTTACTCATAATGTCTTACCTTTTTGGCTTGTTGATCGAAAAAAACAACGATTCGAAAATCTAGTTAAGGGCTCGTCGAAAGTCCTCGGAGGTCTTTGGGTACTCGGTCGGAACCGAGCTTTCTTGCATCACCGAGCCTGTTCGAACGGGTCGAGGCTTGGAAACGTTTCCAGATTTCCAGCTCTTGACCAGTTCAATTCGCTCGGATTCCTTGAGCGGAAGCAGAGCCTTTAGCTTGACCTCTGAGACCTCGATTTGGGATTCGGTCAGCAACGATCGGCAGGTCGCACGCTGCAACTGCTCTTGCAGGCTTGCGATCTTGCCCTTGTAGGATTCTTCCATCGCTGAGTCCATTGCGTCATCGGTCGAGCCTGAGCCCATTGCACCACCGCCAATCGCCTCGGATGCCTTGTCGCTCACAGCTAGCATCAATTTCAGTTTGGCAAGCTTCCCTGCGGTGTCCAGCGAATCATCGTCGAGCACCTGCATCATCGCGGCCTTGAACGCGCTCTTGATTCCGTCGACCGGATCCATGCCCTCGCCGTAGCCTTCTTCCATCGGCTTCTTCATGCCCTCGCCCATTTTGTCTTCGGGCTTCATTTCCATTTCGCCGAGCATCGGGTACTGGTCCATCGCCTCTTGCAGGCACTCGACAACTTCCATTTGAGGACGCTGTGCAGGCTTGCAGGATTCAACGATTTGACGGAAGGTTTTTTTCATTTGGATTCACTCCGAAGTGTTTGGCTCTTGGACTTTCCCGACCGGTGATTTGCTATACCCTACCCAGGAAATGCTCACCAGAAAACTTAACGCGACTATTTTTGATCGCAGCGCTCAGAAATGGCTTTCATGCGCTTCGCCTTCTGTTGCATTCGCATCGCAACAGGGTCCAGTATATCGCTCTTGACTTCCATCTCGGCCATTCTTTTGGCTCGTCTTTTCATCCGTGATTTCATGGGGCTTCCAGCCGGTTGATAGCTCTCGAATAGCCCTTCGTTTGTCGCTGGATCGGCAACCACATCGACCGACTTGACTTCGTACATTTCAACGACTCGACGCTCACCGTCGATCATTTGCTCATCCCCACCGGCATCATGGGACAGCCCGAAGATTTCAGGGAATCGCTGTGCAGCTTCAACGAGCTGCTTCGTCATTGGGTGGCTCTTGATGTAATGCAGGTCGGCGTAGATGCTTCCCTCAACGTACCGCACGTTGCGAAGCACTCCCCAGCGGTCTTGCATTGGCCTTTCGACATGCGCCCCGGTTTTGGGGTCAGGTCGAACGTGGTTGATATTGACCGTCACCCCCTCGTAGAGCGGGAGGGCTTTGCGGATCGCTGAGTCCTCATAGACGCGACCGTTCCTGGACCGTGGACCCAGTACCTTCACGCCGTAGATGATTCCGGCCTGGGTGTCGACCCGTTCAATACCGCTTTGCGATTCACGTAGAAATTTGCTCATGATGCAAAATTCTACGCTGCCACTGCTCACCTAGCATAGTAGACCTGAAAGCACCTGCATCGAGGGTGCGCTGGTGGCCCGACCGGGAAATCGTCTTCCCATTGGCTTTTCGATTGATTGTGCAACGGCCCGCAGATCGGACACACCCGCTCGTCGCGCTTCGTAAACCACAGAGCATCGATCTCGATCCCTAGATCCTCGATCGTATCGATCACATCCCGTTCCCCGAGTGATATCGCTGTGGTCGTTTCCGTGATCGCTACGGTCTCGGCACGCGACGGAGGGAATAGCCTGTCCCTGGACCAGTCCTCGAACGATTGATCGTCCGGGTTCCATTCCCTTGACCAAGATCGATTCGTGTCGGCCATTTGGTCCCCGAGGTCATCGGTTTGCTTCCCGGCTCGCTTCGCAGCCTTCTTCGTCAGATCCTCAGCAATCGGCCCCTCGTCCGGCTTGTCACCAAGTACCGAGGACGTTCGATCATCATCACCGAACAGAAGCAGCAAGATGATTATCACCCGGCGCTGGATCTCTTCGAGGATCGGCCCTACATATTTTTTTAATGCTGTTTTTATTGCAGCGTTAACGGCATCTAGACCGTCAGCAGCCACGGCCAGCGCAGCCGCAAAGACTTCCTCCATCGCGTCGGTCATGCGATCTTCGTAGGTGGTTCGCTCCTTGAACTCAGGCATCAAAAGCCCCTAGATATTCGACCAGCATTGCAATCAGCTCAAGGGCCTTCCAGGTTGCAAGCGCAGCCGTCACGCCGCCGAAAGCCCACACGATGAATTTGTCAAAAAGTGATTTCATCATGGGTAATCTTTCCATCCCTCAAGGATTGCTTTTTGCCGACCGGAAAGCTCATTGCTCTCTTGTACCGCAGTCGGTTGGGTACTTCCGATCAAGACCTCTAGTTGCTTGGCTTCGGCTTCGGGCTCAAGCTCTGCAAGCTCCCAATCGCCGTCTTCGTCTTCCTCAGTGACCACGAACGGAACTTCGCTCATCATGCGACCTGCAAAACTTTCCAAAGGGATGGATCTATGTACGTTCCGATGGCTTGGCTTGGATTGTTGCCAAGCTTTTCGCCTACGATCGTTCCTACCTTGGTTTTCAAGGCGTCGGATTCTTTTTTGTTTTTGGGCTTAGGTGGAATCAGTTTTTCTAGGTTTGCCTTTGCCAGTTCGGATGCAACGGCGTGTCGAATATCGTGGACTTTGACGCCACCATACTTTTCTTGCCATGCTTCACGGACTTTGACATCCCGAGTTTTGAACAGATTGTCCTCAGGTTTAACGCCACCAAACCATCCGGCCACAACAGAATCCGTCAAGGAATGTTGCTGCTGGACGCCTTTTTTCCCTGGGAAATCAAACGTGACAGTATCCCCCTTGACCTTCACGTGTTCTCCCCTGAGCGTCGAGGCTCCAAACGCTTCGGTCTCGGCTTTGCCGTCACCCTTTCCACCGATCCGGAATCCAGTCATCGCGATCAGATAGAGCACCTTCGATTCTTCGTTTCCGTCGATGGCATCCTCACGCAACTGCTTTCGGATTGCGTCCATCTTTGGGGTAAGCTCCTTGGCGATTCTAGCGTTGTTTTGGTCGCTCAGTCCTTGCCTGTAGTCCGGTCGCTCTGCTCGTTGCTTGCGGCCCTTCGAGTCTCGGCCCTCAGCGATAATATCAGCATCCTTGCCATAATAAGTAACCTCAGTCCAGGCGATTGGAATCGAGACTCCATCGGCTTTGGATTTTCGGAACGCTGCTTTATCTTCGTCTGATTTCGAAGCGATCAGTTTTTCAAAGGCTTGAAGCTTTTCATCATCGGTGGGCTTTGATGCCTTTGGCTTCGCTACGGCCTTTCCTTTTGCAGCTTTAGCCTTTGGTTGTTTTGGCGGTGC